TCTTACACCGGCCAACAAAAACAAAATATACACCGTTAAATTATTCCACGACGAGGATGGATGGAAAAGAACCATCTGTTTTTATAGCAGATGAAGTAGGTGCATTGCCGACACCGTACGCGATTGAGGCTATGCGATCAGGCCAACTTCTTGTAAAGAATAAACTGGGATTTATTATATCCACGAAATATCCGACGATTCATAATCCGCTGGAAGATGAAGTACAGGATGCCAAAATGATACTTGATGGTCTGGCAGAAGACCCGACAGTATTTGCTTTACTGTATGAGCCGGATAATCCAGATGATTGGGCGACGGATGATGACGTGCTGAAGGACGGAAATCCTCTGGCACAGGAAATCGAAGAAGTATGGGATGATCTGGTAAAGAAAAGAGAGAAGGCGATACGACGGGAGAGTCTTCGAGAAAATTTCCTGACCAAACATTGCAATATCGTCTATCAGGGGCAGGGAACAGAAACCTATGTTGAAGTAGAGAAAGTAAGAGCCTGCAAGATAGACCATATTGATTGGGAAGGAATGGAAGTATATATTGGCGTCGATCTGGCCATGTCGAACGATAATTGCGCCGTAGCCATGAGCGCAGAGATGGACGGGGAAATTTACTCCGATGTAATAGCATTTATCCCAGAAGGCCGGATAGACGAAAAGAATGAATTTGAACATATTGATTATAGAAGATTTATTCAAGAGATGAAATGCATTGCCTGCGGCGATATGACAGTAGATTACAGCGTGATCGAGGATTTTGTATTTGGAATCGAAGAAAAATATGGCGTAACGGTGCGGGCGATTGGTTACGATCGTTACAATGCCCTGTCCAGTGCACAGAAATGGAATGAGAAATACGAAACGGTGGAAATCCGGCAGCACAGCGATACACTACATCCGCCGACAAAACTACTTTACGAATATATCTTAAATCGGCAATGGCATTACACAGAAAATATTCTTTTAGAAATCAATTTTGAAAATGCAAAGTGTACTTTTGATACAAATATGAACCGATACGTGAACAAGAAAAAATCATCCGGAAAAGTGGATGAAGTGGTAGCAATCATAAACAGCATTTATCTATTGCAACAAAATGTATTACTGTATGACGGAGATTTTGTAGTACAGACAGTATAAAGGAGATAGACATGGGATTAAAAGACACAATAAAAATGATGGAAAGCAATGATTATAAAGAACGATTTCGGGCGGAATACTGGCAAGTAAGAATCCGCCTTGAAAAATTAGAATCCATGATAAAAAAATGGGAAAACCGGGAACTTGATTTTATACCGACGTGTCCAAAGAGCATCTATTGTCTGCAGATTAACATGATGCAGGATTACATCAATCTACTGGAAGCGAGGGCGGAACTGGAGAATATTGAACTATAGGAGGTAGCAAAGGTTATTTTTTAAGAAAAGAGTAAGAGCAGAGCCGGAAGAAACGGAAGAGAAAAAAGAAGAATCCGAACTGGGAAGCCAACTCCTTTCCGCCTGGATTAATAACGATGACATCACGAGAGAAAAAGCGATGCAGATCCCGTCGGTGGCAGGGGCGATTAATGAAATTGCAAGAACAGTGGCCAATATCCCGATTAAACTGTATCGGAGAGATGGAGACAGGGTAATTGAGGCGAAAGAAGATTATCGGGTATTTATGCTGAATGAAGAAACCGGAGACACACTGGATGCAAACCAGATGAAACAGGCAATCGTGAAAGATTATTATCTTGGCCGGGGCGGATATGTCTATGTTGACTGGAATGGGCTGACAATAGATTCTTTGAGATATGTAAAAAGCGAATGTGTTTCTACAGCATCCAATGCAGACGAAATCTTTAAAGAATATGTAATTATGGTACAGGGGAAATCTTATTTTCCGGATCAGTTCGTTCGGGTGCTTCGAAATACAAAAGACGGTATGCGAGGGAACAGCATTGTTGAGGAGAATAGCAAGGTGTTAAGCGTGGCATATAATTCGCTTGAATATGAAGAAAACCTTGTGAAAACCGGTGGAAATAAGAAAGGCTTTGTAAAGTCGGCCAGAAAGCTGTCGCAAGGGGCGATTAACAAATTACGGGCGGCCTGGAGGAACCTATATCGGAACAATACTGAAAATGTTGTGATTTTGAATGAAGGATTAGAATTTCAGGAGGCGTCTAATACGTCTGTTGAGATGCAGCTGAACGAAAATAAGAAAACAAACGGAGAGGAGCTGCGTCGGATCCTTGGAGTTCCAGATGATATCGAGACGGAACAGGGAGACAAGACGTACATTAAATACTGCGTAAATACCTTTATGGGCGAATTTATGACAGCATTAAACCGGGCACTGCTCCTGGAAAAAGAAAAAGGAACCTACTATTTTGCTCCAGATATGTATGAACTTACAAAGGGAGACACAGATAAACGTTATAGCGCTTATAAAACGGCAGCAGAAACCGGATGGCTGCAGATCGATGAAATCAGAGCGATGGAAAACCGCGAACCGTTAGGAATCAACATGGTGAAACTTGGATTACAGGACGTGTTATACGATCCGGAAAACCAAAGTATTTATATACCAAACATGAACAAAAGTGCAAAGATCGGGGAAGGAGGGACCGAAGAAGGGCAAGAATTGAACTCAGGGCAGAGAATGGAAGAGAATCCGTGATCATTGATGGGTATGTGAATGTGACAGGAAGGAATAGCCGGCCAATCCCGGATGGGAAGGGCGGCTATTTTATCGAGAGGATTCAGCCGGGAACTTTTCGGAAAGCAATGAAGCGGGCCGAAGAGATAAAAATTCTGCTGAACCACAAGTGGGACAGGATCCTTGGAAGCACCAAAACGAATCTGAATTTACAGGAAGATAAAATCGGGCTGAGAGCACATGTGGAAACCGAAGATCCGGAAGTTGTACAGGCAGCAAAAGAGAGAAGGTTGCGAGGATGGAGCTTTGACATCCTGCACCCGGTAGAAGTCCGAGCAGATGGAGAGAATGGGATCCCGACACGGACGATTACCGACATGGATATGAGGGAGGTGTCCTTAATAACAAACATGCGGCCATGGTACGAAGGGACTACAGTCACAGCGGAGACCAGAGCAGGAGAAAAAGGGGAAACTTTTGAAATCCGTGCGGAAGAATTTGAACCTGAATATATCGGGTTTGAAGATAAAAAGAACTATGACAACAGCAGCTTAAAAAAGATTATTGAAAAATATGGAGGTAATGTGTAAGGAAAAAGACGAGAGTAAATAGAGCAGAGCGAAGAAAGATGAAGATGAACATTCAGTTTTTCGCAGAAAAAAACAACATCAAAAAATTAAAAGAGCAGAGAGCCGAAAAAGTACAGGAATTGAAAGACCTGTATGAAACAGTAGAGGCAGAACAGAGAGCAATCAACGAAGAAGAGGAACAGAAAGTAAACGATATCCAGAAAGAGATCGATGATATCGACAAGACGATCAAAACGCTGGAAGGAATCAAAAAACGCTTAGAAGAGACAGGCGGAAACAATGAGGAAGGCGGCGAAGGAGCTTCGGAAAACGATGAATCCGCAGAGCAGAGAGCGCAGGATGAAGAAAAGATGTTCGCAGAGTATCTTCGCGGAGTGGCAAACGGAGAGCTAAGAGCTGACACAAACATGACGCTGACGGACAATGGAGCCGTGATCCCGGAAACCATCGCACAGAAAATTATTGAAAAAGTATATGAGATTTCTCCAATCCTGGAAAGAGCAACTAAGTACAACATCAAAGGAAGTCTTGTGATCCCATTCTACCCAGCGGATGCAAATGATATTGAAATGGCATACGCGGATGAATTTGAAGAACTGGAAGCAAGCGCAGGAAAATTCGGAAGCATTACCTTATCTGGATTTTTAGCAGGGGCATTGACTAAAGTGTCGCGCTCACTCATGAATAACAGCCAGTTCGATATCGTATCTTTTGTTGTAAATCACATGGCTCAGAAAGTGGCCAGATGGATTGAAGGCGAATTATTGAAAGGGACGGCATCCAAAATTGAAGGATTGTCTACGGTAACTCAGGGAGTAACTGCAGCATCTCAGACGGCAATTACAGCGGATGAGTTGATCGATCTGCAGGATTCTGTAAAAGATGCGTTCCAGCAGAGGGCTATCTGGATCATGTCAAGCAAGACCAGAACAGCCATCAGAAAATTAAAAGATGGGAATGGAAGATATCTGCTGCAGGATGACATCAATGCAGCGTTTGGCCGTGTACTACTGGGAAAAGATGTGTATGTTTCTGACAACATGCCGGAAATGGCAAAAGGCGCCAGAGCTATCTATTATGGCGATATGTCTGGACTGGCGGTTAAGATCACGGAGAATTTTGAAGTACAGGTATTAAGAGAAATCTACGCAACACAGCACGCGATCGGAGTTGTAGGATGGACAGAAATTGACGCGAAAGTGGAAGACGAGCAGAAAATTTCTGTACTTACAATGGCTTCTGGAGATTAAGGTGATGCACAATGAAATATAGGGCATTGAAAAGTTTTTCCGGAAAGATTGCAATGGAAAAAGGAGAGGTGCGGGAGCTGAAAAGTTCCCTGGCCTCTGAATATGTGGCGTGTGGATTTCTGGAAAAAATGAAGGCGGTGAGAAAGAAGGAAAATAAATGATATTTCACTTGCTACGATTTGTAATCATATCAGAGAAATCGAGGAAAATCTTGAAGATGATGACAAAAATCTAATAGAAGCTCAATTTGGGGCTGCGGTTGCATATTGTAAAGGATATACCGGCCTGACAGAAGAAGAACTAAACGAACATGAAGATATTACAATAGCTGTTCTTGCGCTGATCGCGGATATGTGGGACAACCGATCCACGACGGTGAGCCAGGCAAATCCAAATAGGACGGTAGAGACAATCCTTGGAATGTATAGCACAAACCTGTTACCGAACGGAGAGTGATCGTATGGATGCCGGAGCTTACAGAAATAAAGTTGTGATACAAAAATATACAGGCGAGTTTGATGATATCGGGAATCCGGCCGGAAAATGGGAAGATTACAAGAAAGCATATGCTTATGTTAACGGCCTGTCCGGAAGAGAGTACTGGGAAGCAGCCAATGTAAAACAGGAAAATACGGTAGAATTTATATTTCGGTGGAAGCCGTTCTTTGATGAAATGAATACAAAACGATTCAGGATA